AGCAGCAGTCGCAGCAATACGAGCAACCGCTACAGATGGTCCGGTTGGCGCCCGAACGCGCGCGCCGGCTCGCACAGTCACTCAATCCCGCCGGCGACCCGAACGGATGGAATGAGGGCAACGTGCAAGCGCACGTGCCGATATTCGCCGCCTTCCTGCAAGAGCTGGCGACGCCCATCTTAACCGGGCTCGAGGGTATGGCCGACGTCGTCGACCTCGTGCAAGCCCGCCAAGAGGTCAAGGACTACGAAACCTTTTCCGAGGAAGTCGACCGGCTCCGCAACGAGTACCGCCAACGGGGCCAGACGATCACCCGCAAGCAAGCCGTTGCCGCCGTGAAATCCCGGCGCATGGAAGACCCGAGCTACATGGATAAGCTACTCGAGCAACGTGCGACCGAACGCGCCGCCGCACAGGCGCAACGGGCCGCCAATGCTGCCGCCGCCGTAACCGAGGGTGGCGCGGCGGTACAAAAAGCCGGCCCGGAGCCGACCAAGCAAGGCCGGGCACCGCAGAGCAAAGAGGAGTTTTCCAGGCTTCCGCTCGAGGAAAAGCGGAAGGTCATGGAAGGGCTTACGATCTAAGAGGAGGAGGGCCGCGCCATGCCCGGCAGTACCTATAGCTATTCCGATCCGGGGCTGTCGACCTCGACAACCCTCGTCAACGACCTCGCGCCGCTTTGGCTACAGGACGAGCTCCTCGCCATTGCGGAAAAGCTGACGGTCTTTCAGGACCTCGGCGATACGCCGAACATGCCGGAGGGCGAGGGCAAGACGTACTCGGCGCAGCGCTACGAGCGCCTCCCGCTTCCCGGCTCACCGTTGACCGAGGGTATCACGCCCGACTCGACGCCGCTCATCGTGAACAAGGTTACCGCCGTGCTCGAGCAGTGGGGCATGGTCTGTAGCCTCTCCGACGTCGCCTTGATGACGACGAAGCATCCGGCGTTGCAGGCGGCAAAGGATCGCCTCGGGCATGCCTCGGCGGAGTTGCAGGATAGGGAAATCCAAAAGGTGCTGATGGGTGGCGGTGTTGTTGTGTTTCCGAACAACAAGACGTCGCGCACGACGCTTGCCTCGACGGATTACCCGACCACCGACTTCATCTCGATGGTCGTGGCGACGCTCCGGCAGCTCGGCGCGATGACGTTTGCGGGCTCCATGTACGCCGGCGTCGTCGATCCCTACACGGAGCAAGACCTGGCGAAGGATCAGACGTTCGTCTTGTCGCATCAGTACGCCGAAACGACCGCGCTCTTTAACGCAGAGATCGGCCGTTGGCGTGGCGTGCGCTGGAAGCGCTCGAATCTTCTCCCGATTATTTCCCTGTTGCCGACCGGTGCCGGCGGTGTGTCGGCGACGTTCCAAACTACGCTCCCGACCGGCGACGTCGGCTTTATCGCCGGCGGCACGGTCAAGGTCACGGCGGCCCTCGCCGACCCCATCAACGGGCTCGACGCCAAGCAGATCGTCTCCGCCACCGTGACCAACGCCGCGGCGTTCGACGTAGCCTTTACGATTAGCGCGACGGCGCCGACGGGTCGGTATAACCTCTACGTGTCGCAGCCCTCGGGCGCGATTCCGCTCTACGCCGGGCAGGTATCGTTCACCACGGGAACCGCGGCAACGTTCAACGTCGCGGCGACGAGCGGCGGCGTGTCGTTGCAAGCGAACCCGAACGGCGCGCCCGCCGGTGCCGATCCGCCGGCGACTGGCACCGTGCATGTGGGCTACGTATTCGGGAAGAGCGCCTTTGCGGTCCCGGCAATCGGCTCCCGGGTACAGGCGACGTTGACGCCCGCCACCGCAACCGATTCCGACCCGTTGCAGCAACGCCGCAAGGCCGGATTCAAGTTCTTCACCAAGACGTGCATTCTGAACACCGATTTCTATCGGCGCTTCGAGTGCGCGTCGCAGTTCAACTAATGGGCCGGCCGCGCAAGTATCCTCTTCCGGTCGCGCCCATCGGGGCCGCAGAGCCGGAGGTCGACGAGGAGCCCGAGGAGGAGCTCGACCTAGAATCACTCCCGCCCGAGCAGCTCGTCGAGGAGGTCTTGGCGCGGCCGCTGATGAAGCTCACGCCGCGTATGTGGCAAGCGCTGAACGACACGGCGCGGGATTTGGCGCTCGCCGACGACGACCAGGCGAAAACGCAGCTCCGGCGTATCGCCGGGAGGCTCCGGCGCACGACGCATGGGGAGCAGCATCCCGGGTGTCAGTTGCTCAAGATCAACGTGCCGGCGCTCCGCCGCCATGACGGCAACGGCGTCTGGTACGTCACCATCAACGAGCGGAAGTATTTCGGCGAGGTCGAGGTCTGGGAATGCACCGCCCGGCAAATCTTCGAGCTCGTGGCGCGCTATAACGAGGTCGAGGCAAACCGGAAGAGCGAGACGCAGCACGCGCTCGACCTCGACACGGGTGCCATGCTCGCCGACCGCATACAGGCAATCAAGCAGGCGTAAGGGATGGCGGAAAGAGTCCCGAAATACTCCGGGCAGCTCTCCAAGGTGACGGGCGAGGGCGAGCATATTACCCTCGCCTTTAGTGCCGGTACCGTGAAAGAGCTTCGCGAAGCCGTCGGCGTACTCCATGCCGTCGCCCTCGAGCGCGTCAACGCCAATAACAAAGCCGTACTCGACGCCGCGTCGACATTCGAGGAGCGACAACGCGAAGTCTTCTCTAACGCCGTCGCGCAGCTACGCCGCGAATTGGGCTTGACGGCACCGCCGCCCGGCGACGAGACGAACTCTCATGCCGACGATTCCGCCGGGCCGCTACACGCGCCAGAGAATCCGTGATCTGGCATTGAATCGGGCGGGTAACCGCGCGCTCGATACCGACGCCACGGATTTTCTGAGTCAACACCTCTTCGAACTCTACACGCTTGCCGACTGGCCTTTTTTGTATGTGTCGGCGCCGCTGACGATTAGCGGCACGACGGTCAACCTCCCGGCGGATTTTGTCTCGGTACAGGACGACCACGGGTTGCAAATCGTCGCGGTCGACGGCAACCCGACCCCTGACACCTTTGTGTCCGAAGTGTCGCCCGAGGAGCTCGCCGCCCGCTCCGGCCCCGGCATGGGCAGCGCCGCGCCGCCAACGTGGTACGCCATCTCGAGGTCTGCGACGACGGCGAGCTTCGCACCCGACCCCACGGGGCACAGTATGTCGGCCGTTTTGCGGTACCGCCGCCTCCCGCCGGAGCCGCTCCCGGCAAACGAGCCGAGCGATATCCCCGTCTTTCCGTACCACAATTACTTGGTGCAAGCCGTCTACGTCTTCGCGCTCGAACACGAAAGAGACCCGCGGGCGCTGCAAGAAGCGGGCGTGCGGGATACGCTGCTGTCAAACATTCGTCGCGGGCAAGCGCCGCTCCGGTCGCAACGCACCGATATTCCGCTCGACCCGCTGCAATTCCGCCGCGGCTTTCGAGGCTGGCCCTAGATGCCTGGCGCTCCCGACAGAGAGCATGCGATCCCGGTACGGCAGTTCACCGGGACCATTCAGTCAATGGACCCGGCGTTCGTGCCCCGCGGGTTTCTCACCTATTGCAACAATTGGGTACCAGACCCGACGTTTGTCTTAACGAAGCGCCGCGGTTCTGTGCAATGGCAACAACTCCCGGGTACGGTTACCGACGTCGATACGCTCGGCTACAATCTCGGCAGTGACGGGCACCGCTACTTATTTGCGATGGCGTGCTCCGGAACCCCGGGCGGCGATACGCTCTTTCTGTCGGTCGACGACGGGACCTTTACCGCGGTGACGAATGGGGCATTCGCGACCCAGAGCGATCGCTACGGGTTCGCCGTGGTCGGCGATACGGTCTACATCGGCAACGATATCGATCCGCTGAAATATGTGCATCTGCAAGATGCGGCGGTTGACCTCGTGCCGCTCGGGCATGCCGACGATACGGGGCAGGCGACGACCTTTGTCGACGACCCGAATTCGAACCTCCTTGCCGGTACCTATGCATACCGCTGGGCGGTCTATAACAATTCCACCCTCGCGTGGGTAAGTATCGGCGACGTGCGCACCGCAACGACGCCCTCGGCGAGCCGGGTGCGGCTGTCCTTCCGGCCGCCGACGGCGACGCTACCCGCCGGGCAGTCGTGGCACCTCTTCGTTTCCGGCGCCGACCAGATGATTGAAGGGGCGCATGACCAGTTGCCGAATGGTGTTGCCGGCGGCACGTCGGACATCTTCGCGCTCTACGACGACCCCGACGTAACCACGGCCGTCGTTCCGGTTCCCTCGACAGTGAGACGCCGCGGCTCGCATTTGTGCGTGCACCGCGGCTGCATCTACGGTGCCGGCGGCCCGGGGCCGGAGGGCCGGCGGGTCTGGGCAACCTCCGTTGTCGTGCCCGGGCTTGAGCAAGCGGCGCTCAATCAAGGCGTCTTTTTCCCGGCGACCGCCTTGACTCGCGACCTCGGCGACACGGTGACGGGCATTGCGGTCGTTCCGCAATCGTCGGGCTCGCTGCAACCTTCCGCGCCGGTGGCGCTCTTTACCGCCGTGTCGACGTGGCTCTGGCAAGGGGATTTGTCATACGACGACCCGTCCGCAAGTCTGAGCCAGGTATCGGCGGAGATTGGCTGCCCGAGTGACCGGACGATCGTGGCGACGCCCGCCGGCATCGTCTTTTGCGGCAAGCGCAGCGTCTATCTGCTGTCCGCTGCGAATACCGAGCCGCGGGATATTGGCTGGCCGATCGAGGGAGTCATTCGCAATATTCCCGAGGGCTCCCGCGGGGCGTCATGGGCGGTATTCCACCGCGGCTTCTATAAGCTTGCCGTCTCACAAGCCGGGCAAGCAATCCCGACACAACAATGGTGGCTCGATTTGCGTCGTGGACTCGGCGACCCGCCGTCATGGTGGGGGCCGCATATGACGCCGGCATATACCGCGAGCGTCCGTGTGCAAAATCATCCCGCAGAGGACGACCGGCAATGGGCGGCCCTTGGCGCCGGGCAAATCTTGCTTGTCGACCAGGCGGGTACGTACGTCGAGGACGGCAGCCCGCCGGTGCCGATTCAATCGCGAATGATGACGTCCTACCTCGACGACGGGACGCCGCTCACGCCGAAACTCGCGAAGCGCGCCCGCGTCGTCGGGCGGGTCGAAACCGATACGTCGCTTGTCGTTATCGTGACCGGCGACGAAGCGATCACGCGAAGTGGCGTGCTGCCGTTGACTGCTGCGACCGGTGGCGTGTGGAATTCGTCGGCATGGAATACCGCCACGTGGGTAGTGTCGGCGCTCGACCTCGTGGAATTTGAGTTGCCAGTGCCCGAAATACGCGCCCGGGCGTTTCAGGTTGCCATCGAGCACACGGACCCGGTGCGTATTGACCTCCGCGATTTGGAGCTCCGCGTGCAACCGTCGGCGCGGGAAACCCAATAAATGGCGCAGATCAACCGACCCGTAAAGCAAGGTGGCGCGACCACCTACGGCGGCAAGGTCAGTGCCGGCTATACGACGATTCTGGCGTCCGAAATGGATGCCGACCTCGATACGATTTACTCGGCATGGAATACCGGCGTGGATGGTACGAACATCCAACCGGGGTCCATCACTGGCGATAAGCTCGCCCCGGGTGCCGTCGGCTCGCGCGAGCTCGCAGATAGCGGCGTCGCCACCGTCGACCTCGCTGACCAAGCCGTGACGACGGCGAAACTCGCCGACAGTAGCGTTAACTCGGCAAAGATCATTGATGGGTCGATTGCGACCGTCGATCTCGCCGATGGCTCGGTCACGCAGGCGAAGCTGTCCGGGCCGATTACGCCGAGCTCCGCGGCGGGCGGCGATTTGGCTGGGTCGAGCTATCCGAATCCCATCGTTGCTCCGGGAGTCATCAACAACGCGAAGATTAGCGACGTCGCCTGGGGAAAGATCACGGGGGCGCCGACGAGCCTTCCCCCGAGTGGTGCGGCGGGCGGATCGCTCGCATCGAGTTATCCGAACCCTAGTATTGCGGGTGGTGCGGTCGGTATCAACGAGCTTGCTGTGCGTGCGACCACGCGCCAATGGCAAGCCCTCAACATTCCCGCAGGCTGGACGACCAGCGCATACAACGCATGGGCAAAGGTTGGCGATACTCCGACCTTTACGACGCGCGGCGGGCTCATTCTCATTATGGGCATGCTCGGCTGCTATTTCCGCGTGACGGGCGGCGCTGATTGTTATTACGGTATCGGGCGCAACGGCACCGTGGTCCTACAATGGCGATACGGCATGCAATCTGTGAGCGGTGGCCCTGCCTATCCGGCGCTGCCGGTGTCGTTTGTCGATGCGCCGGGTGCTGGGACGTACTATTACAGCTTTTTTGTGAATCAGACGTCGACGCAGGTCCTGTTTTACACACAGCCGGATAGTCAAGGGCAAATCATCTTCGTGGAGCTCGGATAATGGCGTACGTATGCGCGACGTGTGGCAACAGTATTGATTCACTCGGCGGTACGTTTCTCGTGGCGGTCCAGCTTATGCACTACGACGACGCGGCGCCGGACCCGCCCGGAGGCAGGATGCTTGACGCGATCTCGTTGGAATTGGTCTTTGATCGCGTGGAATGCCGGGACGCTTGGAGCACGAAAGCGGGCGTGACCGTGACATGATTGTCCGCCGTGCCGTCTACGCCGACCTCCCGGCGATTCACGTCGCGTTCGGCCATTTGGTCGTCGAGCTCGAGAAATACCGGCTCGTCAACTACCCGGGGCACGATCAGCAAACCGTGGAAGATTTCACGGTGCACCTCGCTGGCCGGGTACAAACCGACCCGCGACTGTTGCTCTATGTCGCGCTCGAGGACGAGTCGCACGTGCTCCTCGGGTTCTTGGGTGGCGAGATCGCCGAGCGCGTGATCGGGCATCCGACCCGCTTTGGTGCCGCCCACTGGCTCTATGTGGCTCCGTCGGCTCGAGGGCGGGGTGTTGCTCGCGCGCTTGTCCGGTTGGCATGCGCCGACCTCGCCGCGGCTGGGATTACCCACGTCGAGCTCGCATCCTTGAGCGGCGACGACCAATGGTTACGCCGCGGCTGGGCGCCGTTCCTAGTGCACTACGTCTTGCCGCTCTCTGCGGTTGCGGTTGCGGCCGCCGCCGAGCGCCCTGCGGAGCCCGAGCCGGAGCCTGAGCCGGCACCCCCGCCGCCGGCCATGGAGCCCGAGCCCGTGGTCGAGCTCCCGCCGCTCGAGCCGATCCCACCCGTCGACGTCGCCGCCAACGGCAATGGCACCGCGCCGCGGAAGCCGACCCGGAAGAAGCGCAGGAAGCGCCGAAAGCCTCGGCGGCGGTCGCCGACGATTGCAGGGCCGGAGCCATGCGCATAGTGCGGCCCGCGCAGCGCGCCGACCTGGGCGGGCTCGGCCGCATGCTCGAGCAGCTCATGATGGAGCATGAGCGGAATTACCCGGAGACCTATCCGCGGCATGAGCCGCGCGAAGCGGCGCGGTTTTATGTCGAGGAGTGGGGCCGGCGCCTCGGCGTCGATCCCACATGCCACGTGTGGCTCGCCGCCGACCGCGACGTGCGGGGCTTTTTGGCGGGCGAGGTGTGGTCTCGGCCGGTTGGCGAGCCACCGTCGGCGTTCTTCGTCGAATGGGTATACGTCGTGCCGGAGCACCGCAAGACCGGGATTTCACGTGCTCTCTTTCGCGATGGCTTGCTACCCTATTGCCGCCGCTACGGCATTCCGGTTGTCGAGGGCCGCACGGTGCCCGGCGATACGCAATGGGCGGAGCGCGGCTGGGCGATCACGGCAGTCTCGGTCATGCGTGGTGTGGATGCGTTGACGCTCGACGTGGCGGAGCGCCGTGGCGATATGGTGGGCGAGGGGGTGCGGCAATGATTGAGGATAGCCGGCGCTACCACCGCCCTCCGGCTCCTGAGCGGCTCCGCTACTACGGCAAGAATCAGCAGAGCCAGTCCGTTACGTCGCCGTTTGGCAACCTTCCCTTCCGTACCGCCGGCGCCGTGTCGCGCCAGGCGGTGCAACCGCTTTTGATGGGGCTCGGGCTTGGTGCCGGCCCCCGCGCGCAGCGCTTACAACGCGACATCATGAGCGGCAAGGATACGGGGCCGCTCGCCTCCGCAATCCGCCAGATTCAGCAATACGCCCCCGGCGTCATTAGCGGCGCGACCGATATCGGGCAGCAAGTAGCGCAGCAAGGCGGGCAAGCCGTGCAAGGGTTGCAGCAAGCGATTACCGCCGCGCAGCAACAGATGCCGCAATGGACGGCGGCGGAACAGCAAGCGTTGCAGGCATCGCAACAAGGATTAACCGGCGCGCAAAACCTCTATAACCAATATCAGCAAATGTTGCCGGGGTTGCAGCAAACGGCCGCGCAGGGAACCGCCGGCGCGCAGCAAGCATTAACCGCGGCGCAAGGAGCGTTACAGGGGCCGGCGCTCCAAGGGGCGCAGGCGGCAATGAATCAAGCGCAGAACCTCTTGACGGGTGGTGCGGCACAAACGGGCGCGCAAACCAACGTCGACCTCGCGCAACGCTTCGCGCAACAGATGGCGTCGCCGATACAGGGCGAAGACCTCTACCAGCAAGCCGCCCGCCGCGTCATGCAGCAAGTAGGCGCCGGCGCCGCGGCCCGGGGGCTCGAGGCGGGCGGTGCGGGCCAGCAAGCACAGTATGAAGCCATGACCAACCTTGCCGGCCAGATGGCACAGCAACAGGCACAGAATCGGCAGGCGGCTTTACAGGGTCTTACGGGTGCCACGGGTAACCTCGCGAACATTCAGCAAGGTGCCATTTCAGGGTTGGGACAGCAGGCGGGGAACGTCGGCAACATCACGCAACAGGGAATAACCGGGCTCGAGGGAGCGTCACAGGGCGTGCAGCAAGCGGCGGCGGGGCAGGCGGCGCTCGGGCAATCTATGCTCCCCTACCTGCAAGCGTTGCAGCAAGGTGCCGGGGGCATTCAGAGTGCCGCGCAGGGTGGCGCACAGATGGCGATGATGGGGCCGCAGCTCGCCGGCATGCAGGCGAACGCCATTCAGCAACTCGGACAGACGCTCATGCAGCAGTATGGCTTGCCCATGCAGGCAACCGGGCAGCTCCTAAATATCCTGACCGGGGGCGTGCAACCGGGTCTCGCACTCACGCAAGCAACTGCCCCGGTGACGACCTCGAGCGGGAAGGGAATGAATATTCTCTAAATGGCGTGGATGGCACCAGTATTGGGAGCGGTTGGTGACGCGGCAGCGACCGCCGGCGGCGCTCTCGGGAGTGCTGCAAGTACCGTCGGCGGCGGGCTCGAAAGCGCGCTGGGCAACCTCGGCTCCGCCAGCGGACTAACGAATCTCGCGCAAGGGGTCGGGCAGCTCTTTGGCGGTGGCGCTCCGAGTGAGGCGGGGTATCTCGCGAGTCTCGGGCAAGCCGTCCCGCAAGGCGTCGATCTTGCCGGCCCGAGCTCGACGTTTACCGGCCCGGGGTTTTTCGGCGGCCTTGTCCAAGGAATCAAAGGTACAGCGGAAAAGCTCGCCGACCCGAGCGCGTCAACACAGGTTGGGACCGGGCTCGGGCAACTCTTTGACGCCATCAACAACGCTCGTGGGACCGCTGGCATGCCGCCAATGGTCCAGCTACCGCCGAGCATGCGCATCGGTGGCCCGGCGACACGGGTGACGCCGCCGGTGGCCCCTGTTACCGCAGCGCAAGGACCGATTATGCACATGATCGGGCAACTCTTCGCGGGGTTCTAGGGATGGATTCGCCAGCTCTCGGAGGCGTCGAGAATATCGCCGGGCGTGCGCTCGGGACAATCGGCGTGCTCGGGGCACTCCGCGGCGGCGGTTTGATGAATTACATGAACGCCCGCGCCCGCGCGCTGTCCGACCCCGCAACCCGTGCAACGCTCGAGGGCTCGCCCTTTACCTCGGGGCTCTATTGGGTTGGTGGCGGGTACGGTGGCGACGGTGGTTCGGTTGCGCCGCCGGGGCAACCGATGCCCGCAGCGGGCGGCGTTGCGAAACCCGAGGAGGTACAACCGGGACCATACGCCTCCGGCTACGTCTTCCCGAGCGATGGTGGAGTGGCGCCACCCGTAGCGCCACCCGCGGCGCAACAAGTAGCGGTACCCTCGGCAAACGCCTTTGCCATTCCTGGGTATGAGCCCGGTACCGCGCGCTCGTGGCACCCGTACTTGACGCCGTACGCGCCTGAGGAGGCGCTAAAGGAGCAAGCCCGGGCCACGATGCTGCAGGGGGTGGCATCGAACGATCTCGGGCAGCGCGCGCAGTATAAGATGGCCGCGGGCATCCCGTTGACCCAACAGGAGTATGGCGCGGCGCTCGGGCTTGGGGCGGCTGCGGTGCGGGCGGGTGGCGCGGGCACGACGGTACAGCTCGATGTGCCCGGCATGAAAACGCAAGTCGGGTCGCCGTACAATTTCTCTGCGATTACGTCCGAGGAATATCCTACGTTCGAGCTCGCTACCGCCGCCGCCAACGCGCGAAATGCCGGCCTCACGCCCGGGAGCCCGGGGTGGCGCGTCGTGCCGTCGGGTCGCGGATCGTTCTTGCTCACGCCGCCGCCGACGCGGGAGCAGGTCTTGCCGACGGCGCCCCCGGCGCCCGCCATACGTGGCGAACAACCCGGCACCCTCCCGGCGCCCAAGATTACCGGGCAGACTTCCGCTCCACCGGCTCCGACTGTACCGATCACCCCGGGACCGACGGCGGCAGCACAACCGCCCGGAGGCGGCAACACGGTCGCGATCCGAAACAACAATCCGGGGAACATCACCGCCTCGCCCGCGACGCTTCGCTACCCGGGCGTCGTTGGGACGGAGACGGTCGGGTCTCGCACATTCCTGACATTCGAGTCGCCGGAGTCGGGCTACAATGCCATGGAGCGACTCCTTCAAGGTCCGGGCTACCGTGACCTCCCGGTCGACGATGCGATGCGCCGGTGGACCACAGGGACGACCAAGCCGACCTTCGACGAGCAGGGCCGGCCGCAAGGCTACGATCTGCCGGCGATGACTGGGCGTCTCGGTATCGATCCCTCGCAGAGCATCGCGTCCCTCTCGCCTGACCAACGCAGTGCGCTCGTCCGTGAGATGAGCGTCCGGGAGGGATTCTCCGCTCGAGGGGGCGGCGCTCCTCGACCTAGCGGTGTAACGGTGGCTGCGACGCCTCCCCCGTCGCGGCCGAGTCTCCTCAGTCGCATCACTCCGGGCGGCACGGCGTATGCCGCAGAGCCCCCGCCGGGTGCCACCGTCGAGGCACCGCCCGCATTCGACCCGAATGCCACGGTACCGCACGTCATCGTGCCAGCACCCGTACCCGCCGGCGCGACGGTTGGCTATCCCTCGCCCGCCCCGGAGCCGGGCCCGGGCACGATCGTGCCGGCACCCATTCCACGGCTCCGCACGCCGGGTGCGCCCGTCGGCATTCCCGGTGCCCCGCCACCCGCCGCGGAGTTGCCGGGGGTTGCAGTCGATCCAAACACCGGGCTCCCGCTCCAGAGCCGCACGTACGAATCGCAAACCGGGAGCGAAACGTTTACTGCGCCGCCCCGGGGCGACGTGCATACGCAATTGTTGCTGCGCTACAACGGGGTAACCGACCCGGCGATCGCGACTCCCGCACAGGTGGTCAATTATTTCGCCACGGAACAAGCGCTTAAGAACAACGAAAGCATGGATAAAGCCACAATTGAGCGCATGCAACGCGGCATGACGGAGGGGGAATCGAAGGAGTTTACACGGCTTACCGAGATGAAAGCGGGAATTAACGATTTTCTGAAGGCGTATCCTGATCCTGCGGACCGGGCGAAATTCCTTGGATTAATCACCGCGCCATTGCAGACAATACGGGAGCGCATCGGATGGCAGGATGCCGGAGCGATCCGGGACTTTCGGAATGCATTCTCGCCGTTTTCCCTCGAGAGTCTCACGGATGAGAAAGGCAAGCCGGTGCCGGGCATGGAAGGTATCGCACAGATGGCGCCGAGTGTGCAGGACTCGGCCGGCGCCTTTGAAAGCAACCTCCAGCACTTCAAGGATGCACTCGACCGCCGGATCACGATTGTGAGTAACCTCCGCGCCATGCCCGTCGGCGAGGCGACGCCGGCGCTCGTCAATAGCTGGGTCGACCAGCTACAGCACGATAGTCTCGCGCAGCGTCTTTCCGTCTTTCCGCAAACTACCGCGCCGCCTGCCGCGCCCCCTCCGGCCGTCGCAGCACCTCCGCCCCCGAGCGCCCCGCCACCACCCACCGCCACCGCGCCGCCGTGGCAACCGAACTGGGTCCAGTGAGCCATGCCCGACCAGGCACTTTTTGCCTATCGCGTGCAGTTGCCCGACGGCTCGGAGACGGTGCGGACGGGTGGGGCCGACCGGCCGCCGACCTATGGCGAGCTCGCCGACTACGCCGCAAATCAGGGCGAGCGCTTCCTCGGGCATGTCGACATGTCACCGGCACCGCGGCCAGCGCCCCCGACAGCACCGCCGCCGCCGGCCCCGTCGCCGCCAGCCGAGGCCGCCGCACCACCCGCCGAGGCCGCCGCACCGCCACCCGCACCCGCCGCGGCGCCGAGCTTTGGAACCCAGGTGCGACAGACGTTGCTCCCGGAACGGTCGTTGGGCAGCCAGGGACTGAGCATGCTCGGTGGCGTCGGGGGGGGTGCGGTAGGTGCGCTTACGGGGCCCTTCGCGCCCGTGGTGGCCCCGCTGGCGGCGGGCGCCGGCTCCGCCCTTGGTGAGGCGGGCGAAATCGGCCTCGAGCACTTCATGGGGTGGCCGGCGGCAGAGCCGGGAACGTTCAGTGAACGCCTGACCCGTGCGGGTATCCGCGGAGCCGCGGGCGAGGGGGCAGGGCAGGTAGTGCGGGCGGGCGTGGGGCTCGCCGGGCGTGTCGTGGGGCCGACGCTCCGGGCGGCGGAACAGGTCGCCCCGGCGCTCGAGCAAGCCGTACCCGCCGGCGTCAAGGGCGTGCCGACGGTCGCGGGGGAATTCGCCCCCGTGTCGGAGCTCTTGAGCGACCCGGCGCGGCTTGCCGCCACCGAGTTGACGCCCAAGGGCCAAGATACGCTCACGCGTGTCTGGTGGCAGCAGCAAGCCCCGAAAGGTGCCGCCGCCGTGGTGAACCAGTGGGACCAGCTCGGCCCGGCGGCACAGCAAGCGATGGCGGGTACACAGCACGAGGCCATGTCGACGGTGGTCGAGTCGCTCCGCCCGAGTGTCGCGCCACTCTTTAGCTCGGCGACGGGCGGCCAGGCGATAAAAGCGGGCATCCTGCCGTCGGCGCTGACCTATGCCGGCCACCCGCACCTTGCGACCGCAGTCGGCGGTGCGACGCTACTTGGGGAGCGCTATACACCCCGCTTACTGCTCTCACCGACTACGGGGCCCTGGCTCGCAAGCCTCCCTGCCGTGAGCCGGGCGGTCGCGACCCCGGCGGATTGGGCACTGCGTATCGGGGGCCAGTACGGTGCCACGGAAGCGTTGCCCTAGTGGGTTAGAAGCCAGCCGATAAACCACAGGGCACCGAGCAGAAGCGTCGCCCGTAGTTGCCAGCGAAACTCCGCGACGCGATCCGCCCAAGGACGGCGCACGGGCAATCCGAGCTCGATCGCCCGGAGGCCGACGACGATGGCGAGCATCAGGAAAAACGTGGCGACGAAGGCGTGGATCATCTCAGGTTTCCGAGCCCGAGCGCTAAGAGGCGTCTGTCGCGGCGGCGGCGTTCCGCGAGTCGGGCGATCCCGCCGGCGACGCCGCAAACCAAGCAAATCGCGAAAATCAGGAAGAAGTAGACGACGGGCGTCATGCGGGGCGCTCCAGGCGGTCAACGCGCACCTCGAGGGCGTCGAGGCGCGGCCGGATATCCGCCACCCGGTCAATAGCTGCCTCCAAGCGCTCGAGCCCGGCGAGGAGCTTGCCGATACCCGTGTTCAAGTCGCTGCGGAGCTCGTGCAGCTCGGTGCGTACGCCGGCCACCGCCTGTTCGACGGCGCCAAGGCGGCCCTCGATGGCGAGGAGCCGCTTGACGGTGTCAGTCACCTTGCCGTTGGCCTTGCCCATACTCCCCTAGACGTACCTGCTCGGGCACGTAGGTCGCAAGTGCCGGGGCTATAGAGTCTGCTCACTTCTTCAGCATGAGCAACGCCCGCTGGTAGTTGCCCTCGGAGATTTCCTTGCGCCTAAGCATGCGATCGAGCTGCATCTCGGCCGCTTGCTGCTCGACCGGCGAGCGATTCTCAGGCGGCAGGAGCTTCGCGGCCTGAATCTCGCCATGGTGCCCGTTGCCATGTTGGGCGTACTCGATCACGAGGAAATAGCCTGTCGCGAGGAGACCGACAAAGGCACGCCGCATGCGCGCCCGGGCCTCCCGCCGGTTCATCTCGGAGTTTCGGCCGAAGAAGGTCTTGGCGAAGCAGCCGACATCGCACCACGTGCCCTTCAAGAGATGCTCCTGCAGGTGCCGGAGGAAGAGTTGGAGGCGATAGCCGCGGGTCGAGACCAACCGTGAGCCATCCTTCACCAGTTCAACCGTCGACTTTCGGATGACTGCCTTACTCTCTTCTGCCATGTCTGCCTCCCGCCTAGAGCGCCGCCTTTAAGAGTGTCCGGACGCGATTGAGTCGCGTCATGGCGTCGACGGAGCCGCCACGGTCAGGATGCAGCTTCGTCGCCAAAGCCTTGTACCCGATGTCAATCAGCTGGAGCCCGAGGCTCCGCGTGAGCTGTTCTTCGCGTTCGCGTTCGCGCCGTTCCTGCGCGTAGCGATCGACGTTGACGCGGTTGAGCGCCTCGGTCACGGGCGTATGAAAGGCTGGCCGATGATGCACCGGTCTAGATGGATGACTAAATTCCGAGAGTGTTGAAAACCGTGGCGCGCTTCGCTTTTCCATGGTGACTGCAAGTGCCATCCACACCTGTGCTTGACGGGGCGTGATATCGAAGTGTCGCTTGACCCACCCGCCCCACTCCCCGTGTGCTACTTGCTCTTTGGCCTCGGTCAGGAGGGCGCCCGCCCGACGGAAGTATGGGACGCCTGCCTCCCGGCCCTGCGTAATCTCCTCCTGAATCAAGGGGATGAGCGTCCGCAGGGGCCGCGCGACTTCTTGGGAGTCCTGCTTCGCCGGTGTGGTCATGCGTCAGAAACCTCCTCTGCTGCGTGCGGCACATTGCCGCGGGCTGCGGCACCTTGGGGTTGTAGCCCTCACGTGCCCGGGCACGCAAGCGCTCCGGTGGGGCCGCGTCATGGTTCCTTCGCGGGAGGATCGTCCTCGGGATGTGCGTCCCGCCAGGCACGGTTCCGGCACCGGGTCGAGCAATAGCGTTGCCACCACCGGGTCGGGGTGTAGCGCACGCCGCAGATGGAGCAGAAACGGGCGACGAGAACGGCCCTTCTAGGAGGCGTGAGACGCATTTGGCTACCGGACAGCACCCCCCGGGGATAACGGGCCTCAGAATGCATTAGGACGCGAACGGGGGCCTACGTCGTCGCCTTATCGGAGTGCTTCGCGCCGCCGAGTCGGGTGCAGCGCTCCAAGTGCCTCGTGAGGGCGTCGCTGACCCAGTCGGAGAGCGTCGCGCCCGATTTGAACGCCTCGATCTTCATTCGCCTATGCAGCTCTTGGGGTATCCGGGTTGCGAGCTGGATCGTGCCGTCCTCCCGTTCCGACCATACCGTGCCGCCCATGCCTCTAGACCTCCTTCGCGCTCACATAGCCCGCTTCCCACAGCACCCGGCAGAGGAGCGACAGCGGCAAGACCGCAAGGGCATCCTCGCCGCGGTCGCCCGGTAACAAGACCCCTTGCGCACCGCCTTGGATCAGCCACCGGCGGATGCAGCGTTGCCCGCCCGAGCGGCGCTTGACCTCGAGCACGTGTAGCGCCCGGTCGTCGGGGGGCCGGCGGAGGTCGCCAGCATGATCACCCCCGAGCGCCCCTGACATGACCATGCGGCGGAAGCCGTAGAGCTTCAACGCCGCCTCCATGCGCTTTTCGTGGTAGTACCCGCGCGCCTTGGGCGCCCGGCCGGAGGCAATCATAGCGGCCGGTAGCGGCAATCGAGCCGATGCCGAAAGACACGCCCGCACCCGGAGCATGGCCGGTCGAAGGCGACGAGGAGCAAGACCACAGCGACCGGCAAGAGGTACTCCGGGCTCATCCGTCGCGCTCCCCCGACAGCCGCGAGCTCCGCCGGGCCATGCCGCGGCGGATACGCTCAGCCGCCCACCAGGCCCGGTGGCGCGGGCAGAGTAGCCAGCGGATTACCGGGCGGTCGCCCTCTAACCCCCGGCTCGCGTGGTAGCCGTCGCAGCCGTTGGCGGCCGCTCGGCCGTCGCGTGGGGCGTCGGGGTTCTTGTAGGCACACACGCCGCGCTTGCATGCCTCGGCCGACATGAGCGCCCGGGCCCACGCGCTATCGACCGCGCCAATTGGTTTCCCCCTCTCAGACTCTCCCTCTTCCCTAGCCTTGCTAGTGCTAGCTCCGGAATCGTTATTTATATCGTCTGTCTCTACCGAGGTTCGTATAGTAGGGGCCTGTGGATATGTTGATAACTCTCGCCCGATTACCGGACCCATCTCCGCCATTCGCGCCGCTCCTCCCTGTGACCACTCTGTGACCACGAGAATCGCCTCGTCCGCACACGGCGTCCCAGTGGACGCCACGATTTCGAGAAAATTTAGGCGGTTAGGGAGGCGGTAGGACACCAGATCGCCATTGGTGCCTACTCTTAATCAGCGGGTCGCAGGTTCGATCCCTGCGCGGCCCATGAGCAAAATCAGGCACCTACGCCGCCCTCCGATTTTACCCCCCCATTCGCTGTGACCACCCTGTGACCAGCACGCGCCGAATGGCGCCGCACTGACGTCGAATCGCGCACGGCATCGTCGAGCACTTCGGCACTGTGTTGATAACTCGCCGATAGCCCGGAGCCGTAGAGGTCAATCGTTATCTGAATCGAGGCGTGTCCCATTTGCGCTTGGATGTACTGCGGCGGTGCGCCCTCAGCCGTAAGAATCGAGCCGTAGGTATGCCGCAAATCGTGAGGTTTCAACCCTCTCCCGAGCTCAGAATCCCGGGCAACACGGCTTATAAGGCGACGCACGTTCCGGGCGTCGAGCATACCCCAAACGAGTGACGGAAAGAGCCATTCCGATTTGGGTTTGCCGTCGATTCCAACGACCTTGCGCAGCGCCGCGATATGCGCCTCGAGGATCGCAGCCAGTTGGGGCGAGACGTCCACCCGGCGTGCGCCGTGCTTTGGGGTTTCCATTGTGCGGTGCCGGGCGTTCCATGCCCGGGCGACGAGTAACCGCCGGCTCTCCGCGTCGTAGTCGTCGAGCCTAAGCGCAACGACCTCGCCGAGTCGTAACCCGCACCGGGCCAGCGTCAGCAGCAACGGGTAGGCAGCCGGGAGTTTCGTGCGGACCCAGCCGAGGAGCTCTCGGAGCCGCGCTTTTGTCAGTACCCGCGCCTCGACAGCCGCTTTCCGGTGTTGGGCGGTCGGATGCAAATGGAGCCGCTTCCCGAGCCGTGCCGCGGGATTACCCGCAATGAGCTCCTCCTCGACCGCTTCGTTCAAGAGCGCTCGCAAGGCCGCATAAATCGCGTACACCGACCCTTGGGCGAGGGGCTTTTTACTGACGCCCTCTTGCCGGCACGCCCGGAGAAACGCCTTACAGTCGCGGCGTGTGAGCTCGACGACGGGGCGCTCGCCGAGTCGCGGCACGATGTAGAGTGTAACCGCCTTTGCGTACGCCTCGAACGTGCGGGCTTTGATTTGCCCGACGAGTCCCGCAAGCCATTCGTCGGCGAACGCTGCGACGGTTTTTAGGCGGTCGACGTCGGTCGCTAACCCCCGCGCGCGGCGCTCGAGCTCTCGGGCGCGCTCCAACTCGGCGTCGCGCTCCGTGGCGGTTTTGAACGACAGCCGGCGACGCTTTAGGGTGCCTCCGGTCTTGACGTAGTAGTCGGCAACGAAGCGCCCGCGGCGTTTGGCACCGGTCATGCCCTATGAGCCCTCCGGCTCGTCGTCGCCACTCCATGCTCCCGCGCCAGGAGCGAGAGTACACGCGCCGCTAGTCGGCTTACGCCGTGCACACCTTGTTCCCACCGCGCGACCGTGTTCATGGTCACCCCGAGCTCTCGGGCGAGCTCCTCTTGCGTCAATCCGAGGTCGTGTCGGAGCGCTCGCAACTCGTCGCTGGTCATATGCCGCACTATACGTGTCGGCTATCCGATCCGCAACCCTCCCGGTCTGATGCAGGCCGCGATAGCGCTCGAGCTCCGCGGGCTCGAAGGAGTAGCGCCCGCGCTTCATGTGTTGGCAGGCTTGGAGCTCGCCGCGGCGTACCCGGTCAGCGACCGTATGGGGCGAGCATCCGAGGCGCTTGGCCGCCTCTTTGGTCGACAATGCCCCAGCAACCTCCTCGATGACCGGAGCCACCATGACCGCCTCGGCCGCGACGCCGAGGGCGGCGAGCGTTGTTGATAACTCGGCCATGATGGCAACGGCCCGGGCGATCAGTTGGGCATGACTCGGCAGCCCTCGGGCCGTGGCGCCACTTGTACCCCCGCCCAAGCTCCGCCTTGTTCCATGCATGCGCCCGGTCCCCGGAGGCGCACGTATCCCATACGCTCAACCACGTCCCCCGCCACCGGCCCCCGCCGTGGGCTACGACGCCACACTACAAAGCAATTAAATCTCGTGGACTGTGCTATGTAGGGGCTCGCTTGTAGCGCCGTTATGGCGATGCGTCAAGGGAGATTTGCCGCAGATTGCGTCAGTCGCTCAATTTGCCGTCGCGCCGGTGCGCTTCGATGCCCCGGTGCAATAACAGTCGACTGAGTGCCGACATGCGGAGGCCCATCTTGGTGCGCAGGCGCTCGAGATAGCACGCATCCGTGTCACCCACAGGGACACTGATCCGTGCCGGCAAGTGGCGAGGCTCCTTCGACTTTTTCGTCGGCACGAACGGCAACCTAAGTGCCGCGACACAGAATCTCAATACGTATTGACTAGATACTGCGGCAAGCTCTGCCGCAGTTTAGCGCGTCGGCGATTTGGCCGCCAATCCGGCGAGCCGCCGGGCGAGGCAATATGCCTCACTCGGGTTGTCCGGGTGGATGAGCGCCGCCCACTCGAGGACCGCCACGGCGTCGGTCACGCGGCCGACCCGGCGCCAGCGGGCCAGCGTCGGGAGCGAGACTCCGATCGCTGCCTTGAGCCGGGTCGGGCCGCCGGCAGCTTGGATGCTGCGATAGATCATGTTGACCCGGGTGCGCGGTTTCCTCCGGCCATCGGGGCGACGTCGTGGGGCCATGCGGTGAAGCATACCGGATGCCGGCACCATCTGCCAAGCGGGATAAATACGTATCGTCGGCAACACGTATCTCTTGACACCGGGCCCGGGCGGCCGTATGGTAGGGGCATGAGCGCGTTTCGGACTGCCTTCGCCACCGTTCTCGGCGTGGCGACGGCGTACATCGTGGTCGTGCTGATCCTGTGCCTAGCCCCCCTAGCCGTTGCCATCCTCCTCTCGGTGACCCGCTAATGACGTTGCCGACGCGGCAAGAGGCGCGAGGTGGGATAGGTGGCGAGGATGCGCGCGCGCACCGCCTCGGGGCTCCAATCGAACATCTCGCAGATGGTCACGAACCCGAGGGGCCAGCCGCGGTCGTCCGACTCGAAGTATGCCCGGGCTTGGTCGTAGTGCGGGGCGGATTTTTTCAGGTCGAGGAGTGCTTGCGTGATGACGGCTAAGGCCAAAACCCGCTCCGGCGACTCGCCCCGGTCCCGTAAGGCGCGGCGCCACGTGTGCGAGTCGGTCGGGTCGTCCCAGAGGAGGGCCCGCATATCGGGCAAGCCCGCAGCGTGTCCCGGATGCGCGTCGAGCTTGCTTGCTGGCGCGACCGTGCTAGCCACTAAAATGTTCCTCTAGCACAGCATATGAACTTCTGCACTCTGTGTCACGGGCCAGTCGAACCACTAAGTTCGTGTGGTCGTCGCCGCCAACATCCCGATTGGTGTGAACGATGTCGCCGGCGAATGTGGAGGTTCACCCATCGGCAGACGGAAAAATATCGTGCAACGCGGCGGCGCTATGCGCGGACGGCGAAATCCCGCGCCGCTCTACAGCGCTATCAGCAGTCGGAGAAAGGCCGTGCGATGCAGGCACGGAGCCGGCGTTCCGAGCGGTCGCTAGCAAGTCGACGGCACCGTGAGCGAACTGAACGGTACCGGGCATACAACAACCGCTGGAAGCAGACGGAGAAAGGGCGCGTGGCGGTACACCGAGGCAAGATGAACCGGCGCCTGCGGGGAAAGGCAGCAGTTATCATGGAACCTATCGACCGCCATGTGATCCTATGGCTCGATGACATGTGCCACCTCTGCGATACTCCGGTTGATCCAGAGCAGTTTCACCTTGACCACATCATCCCGGTGGCAATCGAACCACTTGAGGCGGCGTGGAATTACGCCGTGGCGCATCCCCGGTGCAATCAGTCGAAGGGAGGGCAGCTCGCACCGCTCTCCCCGACCGCCCGTGCCCGCTGGCAGGAGCGCCGCCCCGAGCACCTAGCATTACTTGATGAACACCTCGCCCGACTCGCCGCATAGGAACGTAATGAGTACAACCACAGTCACCCGCCGGAAGCGTACCGCGGCTCGTGCTACAGTGCCGCGAGAGAGGTTCAGCATGACGGAGAACGAAACGACCGAAGTGCAGCCAGTGACGGAGGTCGTTCCGCCGCCGGCACCCGAGGCAGAGTTGACACCGCGTGCGCTTCTCGGCGGGCTCGCGATCGACGATCCACAAGCGCTTCGCGCCGAGCTGGAGCGCTACAGCATGGTACGCGGTATCTTCGTCGATTGGCTCTTCTCGCACTTGGTTGCGGGCGTGGATTACATTTTGGTGCACCGGCGCGTCGGGCCGCGTGGCAACAAGCAGGACTGTCCCGACCGTGCGAATGCTGGCGGCACGCGCTGTGAGCAGTGCGGGGGAAAAAGCACGCTCGCGAAACCGGGGAGTGAAAAGCTGTGCGGGCTCCTACAGCTCCGGCCGCGCTTTACGCGCGATCTCACGACTTGGGAAATGTTGGGGAGTGAGCCCGGGTGCGTGGCGTTGCTCTGCGAGCTGATCGGTCCGACTGGGGCCGTCGTCGCAGAGGGTCGCGGTGCCCGACATCGCGACATGGACCAAGGCCTGGTGAATACCACAATCAAGATGGTGGAGAAATCTAGTCAGGTTGACGCTGTGCTCCGATGCGCTGGGCTGAGCGAACTGTTCTCTCAGGATTTGGAATCGGGCGACGTGCCGGGATTCAGTAACGGCGACGACGAGCCCGAGGGCTTCCAGCCTCCGCGCCGCAAGAGCGATCCGGCGGTGACGACAACGTCGGCGCCGTCGCTCCAAGCGCAACTCGAGGAGTCGGTACGCCGCACCGCACCGAAAGCTCCTCCTCCGCCCTCCCGACCCGCACCGACGCGCCCGGCACCGACGCGTCCCGCGCCGCGCCCGGCACCTCGCACACCGACGCCGGTACCCGCCGCCGGTGCGACGCCGCCAGACGCGCTTTCTCCGGCTCGCGTGAATCGCCTCATGGCGCTATTACATGAGGCGGTCGAAGCGGCCGAGGTACCGCAAGACCAGCACGCCGGCGTCTTTGATGGGGCTCGCGCCTACCTCGTCGATTGGGTCGGTCAGACCCAGGGGCGTGAGCGCCTTTCCGATTGCTCGTGGAAGGCGTACGACGAGCTCTGCGCGCAGGTTCCAGCGGCGGTCGAGGCAGCGATCTCCGGTCAGGCCCCGGCACCACGCCACCCACGGCCCCGGCTCGTGCGCCGCTACGGCGGCACGCCGCGGTCGTTCAATACGCC